GTGATAGGCTCCGACCTGTCGAGGTGTCCGAGCAGCACCTCGACGAGTTTGCCAGAGCGTTCTCCGGGAATGTTCAAACAGGTTGGAATAAGAGAAAAAGCCCGTACGTTCCGAACGGGCATGCCACTTTGACTAGTGGACGGAGTAGTGGGGGGAACTGGCAGAGTGAACCTTTCGCTTCCGAGGCGGAAATTAAGCTCGTATATTCCTCGGGTAAGGCTAGGATCGTAACGTTGTATTCAGAACACAACGTTAGGGTCCTAACCCCCCTTCATAACTCACTTTTTGACTCTATAAAAAGGAAGAATTGGCTTCTTGTCGGTAGCCCAACCGATGAGCGGCTTCGCTATCTGCACCTAGGTGCAGAGGATGCCGAGTGGCTTTCCTTCGATTACATCGGAGCCACGGATAATATAAAAACTGCGTACGTCCGGCGAGCAGTTGACATTCTAATCGACAAATCAGAGGGGTTGTCAGAGGACGAGTTGCGGTGTTTGCGCGTGTTTTCCAGTCTAAGCCTGGACGGCGTGAGTGCCACTACCGGTCAGCCGATGGGGAGTCCTATGAGCTTCCCATTGCTGTGCCTGATCAACAAGGCCGTCGTGGATCTGGCCCTTACCGATCTGATGATCGAGGGTAAAATCGACTTTAAGGAATGGAGTCGTCATCGCTGTCTCATAAATGGCGATGATCTGTTAACAAAGAATACCAGTAGTGGGGGATTAGAGGATCGCGTTGCTGAGCGCGGTGCCCAGGTTGGTATGGAAACCAATGCTGAAAAAACTCTAAAAAGCCCTGAATTCGGAGAAATTAATTCCACCGTGTTCAAGAACTGTATTCGGCAAAAGAAGACAAATGTGTCATCACTTTGGATGACCTCGGACACTGATGACGTTGTCGGTTTCGCCGATGAGAGCTGCGCTACGTCGAAGGGGTTTCGTGATGTGGTCCTGGCAAACAGGTCGAGACTAGCTCGACAAAAAACAAAAATAGTGGGTCACATCGCGAATAACCGGAGAATGGTGCTGTTGTGTAGTCGGCGGTTGAAAGCCGCGTTATTGTCCAGGCCATCTTCGGAAGTGCCAAAATTGACCGAACTCTTTCCCGTTGTATCCATGCCCGATGGATACGATCTTTCCCGCGAGGAAGAATTCGAGGCAGTCAGCTGTGAGGTTGACAGGGTAAGGGAGGCGGGTGTATGGCGCAATCTGTACACTGAAAAGAAGA